GACCTTTCGTGCCAGGTGTCCGCGGCGAAAATCGAGTGGGACAAGGACAAGGAAGACGACACGCCCGTGCTGTGCGGGGAGTCGATCGCCGGCGGGGTCACCTACACCGCGAAGCTCAAGGCCTCGGTTCTACTCGACCTCTCCGACGGCGGCATGGTCGACTTCACCTGGACCAACAAGGGGCTGACGTTCCCGTTCGTGTTCACACCCAACGACACCGCGGCCAAGTCGGTGACCGGCGACCTGATCGTCGACCCGCTCGACGTGGGCGGCGACGAGGTGAAGAAGAACATGTCCGTCGACCTCGAGTGGGACATCGTCGGCGAACCCCTGTGGGGCGATGCCACCATCGCCCGCAGCGGCCCGGCCACCCGCCAGCCCCGCCGCGCCGAGCCCGCCCCGCCGGCCACGGTCGCCGCGGGCGAGATCCCCGAACTGGTCTGACATGCCCGCCCCGGTCGTACGCGTCGAGGGCGCCGACCGGCTGCGGGCGACGATGCGCGCGGCCGGGCTCAAGCTGCGCGACCTGTCCGCGGTCAACCGGCGCACCGCCGCCAAGGTCGCCGCCGCGGCCGCGCCGAAAGCGCCGCGGCGGACCGGGGCGCTGGCGGCGTCGGTGAAACCGCAGGGCACCCAGCGGGTGGCCGCGGTCCGCTCGCGGCTGGTGTACGGCCCGCCGATCCACTTCGGATGGCCCGGCCACAACATCGCCCCGCAGCCCTGGCTGTACGAGGCGGCCGTGGCGACCGAACCGGAATGGACCGGCTACTACAACGACGAGATCGACAAGATTGTCGACACGATCCACGGAGCGTCATGACCGACCGGCTCACCACACCCCGCATGCGGGTGCTCATGTCCGATGGCACCTGCCACGAACTGCAGGCCCTCAATGTCGACCTGGTCGCCTGGGACCGCGAACGTGGCCGCCACCGCGACTGGCCGGCCGCCCAGGACGCCCCGTTCTTGTGGGCCACCTACCTGGCCTGGCATGTGCTGCAGCGAAGCAACCTGTTCACCGGCCCGCTGCCCGCCTTCGAGCTCGACGCCCAGCAGGTCGAGATCCTCGCCGACGACGAGGACGACGATGCGGTGGACCCTACCCGGACGGGTCCCGAGCCCGGATGATCGTCGCGATCGCGCTCGCCACGAACACCCCACCGTCGGCCTGGTGGGATGAGGACGACGCGACCATCGCGACCGTGCTGGACATCCTGAACGAGGCGGCCGACTGATGTCCTCCACCACCCTGGTTATCAAGATCCTGGCCGACGCCACCCAGGCCGCGACGACGATGGACAAGGCGTCGACCAAGGCCGGCAAGTTCGGCGGCGCGCTGAACAAGGCGACGCTGCCGGCCGTCGCGGTGATAGCCGGGCTGGGTGCGATGGGCAAGGCGGCCGCCGACGACGCCCGCGGGCAGGCGATCCTGGCCAACACCCTGGCGAAGACGGCCGGCGCCACCCAGAAGCAGGTCGCCGCGTCGGAGGCGTGGATCGCGCAGACCGCGCTCGCCACCGGGGTGGCCGACGACCAGCTGCGCCCCGCTTTGGGCTCCCTCGCGCGGGCGACCGGCGACGTCGGCAAGGCGCAGGGCGGCATGGGCGTGGCCCTCGACGTCGCCGCCGCCACCGGTAAGGACGTGACCACGGTCGCCACCGCGATGGCGAAGGGGTTCAAGGGCAACACCGGCGCGCTCGGCAAGCTGTTGCCCGGGCTGGACAAGGCGACGCTGAAGTCCGGCGACATGACCAAGATCATGGCTGAGATGTCGCGGATGACCGGCGGCACCGCCGCGGCGGCCGCCGACACCGCGGCGGGCAAGATGCAACGCGCCGCCGTCGCCATGGACGAAGTCAAGGAAACCGCCGGGGCGGCGCTGCTGCCGGTGCTGGACAAGCTCGGGCAGATGCTCGGCGGTATCGCCAAGTTCGCGCAGGAGAACGCCGGCGCTATGCAGGCGATCGTGGTCGTGATCGGGATCCTGGCCGGCGCGATCCTTGTCCTTAACGCTGTGATGAAGGTGGCCCGCGCCGCGACCATCGCGTGGACGGTTGTCCAGGCAATCTTCAACGGGGTCATGGCGATCAACCCGTTCGTGTTGATCGTCATCGGGATTGTCGCGCTGATCGCGATCATCGTGCTCGCCTACAAGAAGTCGCAGACATTCCGCGCGATCGTGGCGGCCGCGTGGGCTGGCATCAAGACCGCCATCTTCGCCGTGTGGAACTTCCTGAAGAGGACGGTGTTCCTGCCCTACATCCTCTATTTCAAGCTGTTGGTGCTGGTGGTCAAGCTCGCCATGGCCGGGATCAAGGTCGCCTGGGCCGGACTCAAAGCCGCCCTCGGCGCGGTCTGGAACTGGCTCAAGGCGCACGTGTTCGAGCCGATCAAAGCGGCGTTCAAGGCGGCGTCGGACAAGGCCGGCGAGGTCGTCGATCTGATCATCAAGGCGTGGGACGGGCTCAAGGCCGGCATGAAAGCGGTCTGGGACTGGATCAAATCCAACGTCATCGACCCGCTCACCGACGCGTTCGACGCCGTCTTCGACGTGGTGCAGAAGGTCGTCGAATGGGTCAAGAAGATCAAGCTGCCCTGGCCGATACAGAAGGCGGTCGACTGGATCACCGGCAAGTCGGCGCCCGCGGCGGCCCCGCCGGCCCCACCGACCGCCCCGGCGGTACGGGGCCGCGGCGCCCGGGCCGCGCCGCCGGCGACCGGGTCGACCGGCACGGGTAACGCGGCGCTGGCCGCGCTCACCCCGGAGTCGCAGGTGATCGTGCAGGTGTCCGACCGGAAGATGGCCCAGCTGGTCGACGTGTCGATCCGGGCGTCGGCGACCAGCGCGGCCCGTAACCTGACCCGCCGCCGGACGGTGACGGTATGAGCCTGACGGTGGCATGGCAGGCCGCGTACGGCTATGTGCAGTTCTCCGTGCGTGACGCCCCGGCCGGCTACACCGTCAAGCGGGTCGCGCTCGGCGCGACCAATCTGATCCCGATCCCCGGATTCGAGACCTCGACCTGGATCTCGACCGTCGACGGCGCCGGCTACGGGGAGGACTACCGCCCGCCGCTGGGCGCCGTGGTCACGTGGGTGCTGTGTCCGGTCGGCGCGACCGCCGACAATGCGGCCTACACCCGGGCGTCGCTGGGCACGCCGTCTGAGGCGTGGCTTAGGGATGTGGCCCAACCGCAGACGTCGCGGCGGGTGAACTGTGTCAACACCGACGACGAGGGGCTGCCCGCCTACCAGCACGTGTACGACATCTCCGGCCGCCGGCTGCCGCTGGTGGTGCACGACATCCGGCAGGGCCGGCACGGGTCGGTGATGCTGCACGTCGACGGCATCGCCGACCGCAACGGCCTCGAGGCGCTGCTGGCCACCGGAAACCCGCTGCTGCTCACACTCTGCGTGCAGGTCGGCTGGGCGCCGTGCATGATGGCCGTCGGCGACGCCACCTTCGCCCGCGACACCCAGGCCGCCAAGTGGTTCCTGCGTTTCGACTACGTCGAGGTCGACGACCCGCTGCGGATGGCCGGCGACCGGGTCGTGGCGGTCACCTGGGCTGATGTCAAGAACGGCTACCCGCAACAGCCCGGCGACCCGTCCCCGGTCACCTGGTCCTGGGTGACGCTGTCGTTCGTGGACTGGCTGGCGCTGATCGGCGGGACCCGCAAACCATGATCGTCACCGCGTCGGACATCCGCTCCGTCGAGCAGCGCGCGCACGGCCTGGTCGGCGTCGCCGAGGTCCGCGAACCCGACGGCGACGACTGGCACCCGATGCTGGTCAAGTCCGGATCGGTGACACTGCAGCCGATCGGGGAGCTGCCGGCCCGTACCGCGTCGGTGTCGGTCATGTCCTGGACCAACGACACCGACGACGTCACCGACTGGCTGACCCCGTTCGGATCGTGGATCCGCCTGTTCCACAAGGTGGTCCGGGTCGGCGGCACGATCATCATGGTGCCGCTGGGCTACTTCCGGGTCGACAAGCTCACCGTCAACCCGCTCGACGGCACCATCGAGATCACCGCCTCCGACGCCGGCGCGCTGATCGTCGACTACGCGCTACCCACCCTGGCCGACGGGGCGGTGTCGACATCGCAGACCTACCTCGCCCGGCTGACCACGATGCTGACGGATGTCATGGCGGGCATACCGCCGTGGTGGCAGGCGATCGTCGACCCGGGCAACGCGTCGGCGACAACGAAACCGCTGTCGCGGCTGCAGTACACCGGCGACCGCACGGTCGCCGCCACCGATCTGGCGACCCGGCTCGGACGGGTCATCACCACACCGCTGGACGGGTCAGCGGTGTTCCGGCTGACGGTCGCCCGCGACTCGACCGACGCCTCCGACGTGTCGGTGCGCGGCGGGCAGCTGGGCAACCTGGTCGAGCTCGGGTCGGAGGTCAACCGGGACCGCATCGCCAACGTGGCGGTCATGACCTACACCCGCGAAGTCAAGGCGGCCGGCGCCCGAACCCGCATCGAACAGCGCCGGCTCGTATCGGCATATCAGAACGCCGACGCCGACACCGCCGCCTACGGGCCGTTCGGCACGGTCACCATCGACGTCGATTCGAACAGCATCACCGACGACGCGGCCGCGGTCACCGCGTGTGACACCGTGCTGAAGGACTCCCTCAACCAGGTACGCGACCTGGCCGCCGACATCTCGCCCGTGTACGGGCTGGAATCCGGCGACATCATCCGCGTCGAAGACAACCAGAGCGACGCCACCGTCGGCATCCTCGTCGGCGCCGACATCGGGTTCACCGCGGCCGACGACTGGTCGGTGACCGTGCGCACGTTCGTGCCGGTGGGCATCTGGTCGGGCCGGCGAAAGACGGTCCTCACCGACGCCTACGAGGTACGCGACGATGCCGACTGGTCGGCGGTCGCGTCGAAGTCGGTAGACCTGACCGGCAAGACGACCAAGGGCTGGTCGGCCAACGGCGGCACCGTCAAGGACGGCGGGTCGCGCATACTGTTCACCGCCTCCGGGTCGGCGACAGCCAAGCTGCACTCCGCGAGCGCGTTCACCATGCCGGGCACACACCGCGTGCGGGTCAAGTTCACGATCAAGAACGGTGCCAAGTTCACCAAGGCCCGAGCCCGCGCGTACATCGACCCGAACTCCTCCGGCGCGATATACGGATCGTTCGTGACGATCGACCCGGGCAAGTACCGCGCGATCAAGGCAGAACTCGACCTCGGCGCCGGGTCGACCTACACCATCGGCGTCGACATCGACAAGGCCGACGGCACAGCCCCCGATGCCGGCTGGAAGTTCTACGCATCGAACATCACCGTCGAAAAGGCGGTACGGCCCACATGACCAACCCGCTCGCCGACGTCGCCCGGGCGGCCGCCGAACCCAACCCGGTACGCGTCTACCTGGCCACCGTGACCGCCGTCAACACCGTCACCGGCGAATGCTCCGTCGACATCGGCGACGGCAACCCACTCACCGAAGTGCTCTACGTCGGCCCCGACGTCACCGTCGGCGAACAAGCACTGCTGATCACGTTCCGGCGCAACGCCGTGGTCATCGGCGGCGCCGCCGGCGGCGGCGGGGGCACCGCCGGACCGCAGGGACCGCAGGGCGCCACCGGCACCCAAGGCCCGGCCGGCACGACCGGCCCGCAGGGGCCCACCGGTGCCACCGGCACCGGTACCCAGGGCCCGCAGGGTGCACAGGGTGCGGTCGGTACGCAGGGTCCGACCGGTACGGCGGGTACGCCGGGTCCGCAGGGTGCAATCGGTCCGCAGGGTGCGACCGGCACGGCTGGCACGCCGGGTACGGCGGGTCCGCAGGGTGCGACCGGCACGCAGGGTGCGACCGGCACGCAGGGTGCCACCGGTACGCAGGGTGCGACCGGTACACCGGGCCCGCAGGGTGCGACCGGCACGCAGGGTGTGCCGGGCACAACCGGTACACCGGGTCCGCAGGGTGCGACCGGCACGCAGGGTGTGCCGGGTACGGCTGGTACGGCGGGTCCGCAGGGTGTGCCGGGTACGGCCGGTACGCCAGGCCCGCAGGGTCCACCCGGCACGCCCGGATCCTTCGAGACCTGGGCTGACCTAACGCCAGCGTTCGACACGTGGGCTGACCTGCTCGCGTGACACGCCACCACACCGATTTACGCGATTCAGATGACGGAAGGAATCAATCATGGGCACCACACCGGTTTGGCTGCTCCCGTACCCCGAACTAAGCGACCCGCCCGACGGCCCCGCCCAGATCAAGGCCCTCGCCGAGAAGCTTGAAACCCAGCTGACCGCGGTCAACAAGAGAGACAGCGGCTGGATCGACCTGACCAGCGTCACGTCATTCAAAACCAACTACATCGCCGACAGCTCGCCGTGCCGCGGACGGCGAATCGGCCCACTCGCGTTCCTAGACCTGAATGCCAAACGGGCTACGGCCGCGCTGGTCGCCGACGCGTCCGGCAACTTCACCGACCACGACATTCTGACCGTCAATGACGCGCGGTTCCAACCAGAAATGGCCAACTTTGTCATGGGAGCCATCGGGGCCTATTCAGGCCTGACGGTCATCCTGACGACCACGCAGCCAGTGCACTGGCTCCTACAGGCGATCTCCGGCGCCAGCGCGACAATCGCCATCGGGCAGGCCTGTCACCTCACCGCCTGCTACCTGTCCTCGACCGCGTACTAGATCCGATCGGCGTGGGAGAGGCGGCGGGCGGACTCTAGGGCGCGGGCGTCGGCGGCCGATGAACCGTAGCGGTCGACCATCACCCGGGAGCGCCAGCCGAACACCCGCATGGCGTCGCCCTCGGACATGCCCGCCGACAGCTGAGTGTGCGCGGCGGTGTGCCGGAACCGGTGCGGGTAGACCTTCGCGATGCCGGCCCGGGCCGCCACCCGCTTAATCATCTGGTACATGCCGTCGTAGCCCAGGGCGCCGCGGTGGTTCGGGGGAGATGCCAGCCATAACGCGGGCAGCCGGCGGTCGCGGTGCTTGATTCGAGCGCGCAGATAATCGTCGAGAACTTCCGCGGTATTGGCGCCGTACGGCACCGTCCTTTCGCGTCCGCCTTTGCCTAAAACCGTCACGCACTGATCGCCAAGATGGACGTGCTCGAGGTCGATTCCCGCGCACTCCGCACGTCGCAATCCGCCGTCGAAGAGCATCCGGATGATGGCCTTGTCGCGTCGCGCGGTGAAGTCATTGCCGCTGATCGCCTTGAGCAGCCGGCGCAGATCATCGTCGACGAGGACCGGCACCGGTTTCTCCGGCACCGCCGGGGCCCGCAGATGCTGCATCGGGTGGACGAGTTTCTCGCGTCGGCACAGCCACCCGAAGAACACCTTCAGCTGGCGGAAATCGATCGCCACACTCTCCGGCGCCGGCGGCCGCCCGTACCGGGTGATGCTGTCGAACTGGTCGGCGATGAACGCGACCACCTCGTCCTCACCTATCTCGTACGGGCTCTTGTCGACGGCGGCGGCGCTCGCCCAGTCGGCGAACTTGGACAGCGTTCCCAGGTACTTCTTCCGCGTCGCCGCCGCCTTGTTCGAGGCCTTGAGATGGCGCTCCCACTGAGCGGCCAACACCTGCCAATCGGATCGCCGTTCGCTGATCTCCATGTGGCAATTCTCCCAGCTATAACGCGTGACAACGTGACACGCTGGGACCGAGGCTAGCACACAGTCTCCTGATGTATATCCGCTGTGCGGGATCTGCGTCGATGTCTTGGAGGGCTCAAACCGTTGCGGTGTAAGGGTTTGGCGCGCCCGGTAGGGATCGAACCTACGACCTTGGGATTAGAAGTCACATACCAGGATGCAGTGTGCGAAACGGACGCTCAACACGGGGGGAGATCATCCCCGGGGGTGCCACGACCGTACAGTCTCCTGGTCATCCCATCGTGATCGGGTGATCTGGATTCATAGACGGGTATCATAAGCCCGCTTATGGGCGGAGGCGACGGTACGATGCTCCGATGTCCGAGATCCCCTGGTGGCTGACCGCACTCGTGTTCCTCTTCATCGGGATGGCGTTGGAGCGCTTCATCATTGACCGCAAATTCATCCGCGACATGGAGACCAAGTGGGCCGACCTGCGCGACGAACTTCAGCGCATCGAGCGGGAGAAGGATCAACCCCGCGACACACCATAATGCGGGTTATTGAGGTCAATCGCTTTCAGGCGATCTAGCCGGTGGCAGGATTCGCGATTCGCGAAACAGTGCGAGCAGCGCCCGTTCGATTCCGGGTCGCATGGCGACGGGCAGCTCGTCGAATTCCGGCCGCGGCCGCCAGGGCATGTCGCGGTCGGCGCCGAGGGATGAGTCGAGGAGTTCTTCGAGCGAGGTCTGGAGTGCGTCGGCGAGTGCGATGAGGGTGTCGTATCGCACGCGCATGACCTGGCCGGTGAGAATGCGCCGGACGGCCTCGTGGCTGACCTCTCCGCCGGTGCGGTCCGACAACGCGCGGTAGCCCTTGATCCCGCGTTCGTCGACGAGCTCGCCAATCCGCGTGCGCAGGGCAGGGGTCAGCGGATACAGACGGATGCGCGACACGCCGGGATCCCCGGAATTACTTTGTGTCACGGAATCACCCGCCCGGACGTGACCGCTTGCCGCTAGTAGCAAACACTTCCGCAGGTCCGTCACTTAAACCAGGGTGTCACGTTGTCACGTTTAGTAACATGAAAACGAGGCGATCATGGGCGTACTGGCCTAAATTCCCAGGCAGACCACTACGCACAAGGTGAGGTCTGGAATGGGATACCAACCACTTCGCGATAACTGGGCTGTCCTGCGCGACCGCCACCTGCTGGAGAACGCCATGCGAGAGCGCGACCTGAATGGCCGCGACCTTGCCAAGATCGCCGAGACGTCAGCGCAGACGATCTCGCAGCTGCGCAAGGGAGAGCGGCAGCGGGTCAACGAAGACCTGGCCCGCCGGCTCGAGCGGACGCTGCGCGTCGACACCGGACACCTGTTCCGCCACTCGCGCGATCAGGCCGAGGCGCTGGCGTCGTGACGTTCGACCGGTCCACGGGCACGGAGGCGGCCCTACGGCGTTGGGCGATGGAGCCGGACCGCACCGCGGCCACCAGCTCCGCGCGGCAAGCCTGGCGGGCCCGCTACGCCGCCCGGGTCGACCCGGACGGAAGCCTCGACCCGGCCGAGCGCGACCGGCGCATCGACCTGCTCGTCCGAGCCGACATGATCGCCCTGGCCCGGCGCCGGTGGGTCGGGCGTGCGCGACCGTGAGAACGCGAATCGGTACGAAGAGGACAACGTGAGATACTTGCTGTTATGGCGCCAGAGGTTCCGGCGGCGCGAACACACCTCTTCCTCCGCGACAGCACGCTCGGCCGCGACCACCGCGGCCGCGCCTACTGCCGACGCTGCCAGCTGCCGGAAACCTCGCCTCGCCACCGATCCGCCCCGCAACAGCGGGTCCTGGACCACGCCGAACGGGCAGCGGGGGAGCGCGAAGACTCCGACGGGTCAGGTCTATCGGTCGCGTAGCGCGACGCCGGGCCTGGACCGGCTGGCGACGGTGCGGCGGGTGGTCGGCGACGTCGGCGCGATCGTGGCCGTGGTCGCCTCGGTGGCCGTCCTCACTTTCGGCGTGCTCTGGCTCTGGCGGGCGCTATGAGCAGCGTCAACCTCAGCGGCTGGCTGCCGGGTGAGAACAGCAACGGCCTGGACGCCATCGCCGCGGACATGATCGCCGAACCTCGCGTGATCCGGACCGTCATCATGCTGGTCGACACGTCGAAGATCACGTCCAAGGTGGACGACCGGTCCCGGACGGCGACCGTGCGGATCCGCCACATCGAACCGCTGCTCGAGCGCGACGACCTGGCGGCCGCGGACAAACTCTTGCGCGCGGCGCTGCGCCGGCGTACCGGCTCCGATGCTCTGCCCGGCGCCATGGATCAGGCGGAGCTTCCTTTCACCGACGACCAGGAGGAGTAGTCATGTGCGAACGAATGGCTGTGTGGCTGGCCGATGTCGTGGCGGAGGCTGTGCGTCTGTCGCTGATCGTGGCGGTGTCGGGGATGGCGACGTTCACGGTGGGCACGCTGATCGGGCTCGGGCCGTGACCAGCGCGCTGCGCCGGAGCGGGTCGACGGCCCGGTGGCGGCGCCTGCGCGCCTGGGTCCTCGAGCGCGACCACCACACCTGCCAGAAGATCACCGGCGGGCGCATCTGCGGCGCCTACGCCGACACGGTCGGGCACATCGTGCGGCGGGAGAACGGCGGCGGCGACGATCCGGTGAACCTGCGCGCCGAGTGCGGGCCGTGCAACTACGGCGAGCGCCCGGCGAGGGCGGCAGCGCCGGTGCGCCCGTCGCTGACCCAGCTGGGCATCGCCCGGGTGCTGGACACGGTCGGGCTGCCCATCTCGGCGGGCCGCCGCCAGGCCCTCGACGCGCTCGCCCGGGTGCTGCCGGCGAACCGATTCCGGTCGGCCGATGTGGACACCGCCTGCCGGTACCGGCGCGCGCGTGGCCCGCTGGTGCGGGCGTAGAGCGAAAGGCACAACGGCTGATGGTGTGGCACAGGCAGCACGACGGCGCCGACGAGAATCCGGCGCTGATGTCGATGGCGCGCACCCAGCGCGAGGCCG